ATCAAACACTGGCTCATCATCTTGACCAGAGTCACTTATATTAACTTGAGCAGATGCTTCTGTGTCATACAATTTCATCTTTGCTCTATCAATTCCAATCACAAATCGTTTGTAGAAACTAGGATCGTTGTAACGATTCTTTAATTGTTTCACAAGGATCTGATTTAATGCTTCCAATTCTTCATTGCTGACCAAAGCAAACATAAAGTCAGCTGTCGCTGGCAAACCAAATGATTCACTCGTATCTTCTAGTCCTGGATCTGAATTTGTATATCCAGAACGAGTCGTTTGAGTTGCTGAAACGATTGGCACATTATACTCTACTGCCAAACCTCTCAACTCTTCTGCGATTGCCTTAATATATGTATAAGAATTAATACTTCCACCTTGCTTCATTCTCTGACTGGCACAAATATTAAGATAATCAATAAAGATTATGTCAGGTCTAAAGTCTCGTTTCAGTTTCAATTCTTCCAACAATGCACGGAAATGACCAGAGTGAGCACTTGCTGTTGGATATTCTTTGACAATTAGTTTACCTTTTGTCTTGCTTGTAATCTTTGCGATACGAGTTTCAAAGATATCCTTGTCAATGACTTTCAATTCATCCATGGTAAGGTTCAAGAGATTCGCATCAATCCTTTCAGCGATTCTTTCTTCTGCCATTTCCATAGTTATGTATAATACATTTTTACCCTGTGTCAAACAACCAGCACTCATGTGACACATGAACAATGACTTACCAACACCAGTGCCAGCAAGTGCAATGTTTAAGGTTTTCTTTGAGAGTCCACCTTTGGTGATTTTGTTGAACATGTCAAGGTCGAAAGGAATCTTCTCTTCAACCCTGTGATAAAAATCAAACCTCGAAAGATGGTCGTCCAAATAATCATGACCGATGTGATTATCAAAAGAAACAGCGAGTGCATCGCTAAGGATGCTAGGTATCGCATCTTTTGTATGAATTTTATCTCGCCCATCGATGATACTAATTGAATTAAGGATCGCATTATAAACCGCTCTATCTTTACAAAACTTCTCAGTGTTTTCTAGCATCCAGTCTTCATTGACTGGTTCATGATTCAAACTACCGATATAATCGGTAAGTTCAACTAACTCTTTGTCGTTAAGATCTTTTCTATTACTAACTTCAATAGACAAGATTTCTTTTGTTACTGGTTTGTTATACTTTGTGAAGAAAGAAACAATCTCGCTTGTAAGGATTGCTTCTTTACGATCTGTGAAATACTCTTTCTTTAGAAACGGAATTACCTTACGACAATAATGCTCATCATGTATCAGATTGCTTAGAATCTTCTGTTCTATTCTCATCAACTCCGCCTGTGTATGTTAAATTATTTTCTTCGACACCTTCATGGATTAATCCTTCAAGTATCTTACCTATGTATGCTTCAAAAGGTTTCATGTCTGTCATACCTTTATCTGCATAATCAAGAATTTCGTATTCAAACTTCAGATGAATCTTATCATTTTCTTCATCTGCATCAATACTAACTTTTCCATAGGTGTAAATTATACCCTCAAATGCACCTTCTGTCAACTTAATTGCTTGAAGACCATTGTGTCTGTTTTCTGTAACAATGATTGGAAGATTACTCTTCATCGAATTCCAATTCCTCTAGTGCTTTATCCAAGTCATCTGCCCTAATCATATCACCCTGACCCATTGAATATTTGTTCTTGACATAGTCATAAAATGTTTTATCTGTAAGAAGTGGCAACCAGAACTCTTTAGTGTCAGTATCTTTTATACGATATTTCTTTTCTTCTACTTCCCCTGTGACTGGATCACATTTGGAATACCAACCATTGGATGGTTTGACCACATGTTTGGACTCAAGAGCAATATCAAGCAAACCGCTCCACTTACTAAGACCACCATCAAAAGATACGCTAACAGGTATCTTAGATTTTTCTTTAACATAACGACTCTTCTCGACATTAATAATAAAATTGTAACCAGTCAATTCAGTTCCATCTTTCTCTTGCTGACGACCAAGAATAAAGATGTTATCAGCTGAGTAGTAAGAACCAGTACCACCACCAACGATGTCTTTTGGATAAAGACCAATCTCTTTATATGTATGATTCACTACAACGAGTGGAATATCTTTCATTGACAAATGAGGTGTAACCATACGGAACAAAGACTTCATCTGCTTTGCACGACTCATATCAGCAACTGCCTTCTGATCCAATGCATCCTCTACTTCTTTCTTGGAAGCAAGGTTTCCTATCGAATCAATGATGATGATGAGATGATCTCCTCTTTCGACTGTTGACAATTGTTGCATAATATCGAACTTGAGTTGTTCAACATCTGTGACAGGAGTATGGAGAACTCGCTTTGTATCAATACCAAAAGTATCGAAATAAGATTGAGGAGTACCAAACTCGGAATCATAAAACAGTAACGCTGCATCTTCATACTTGTCCAAATAAGATTTCGCCATGAGCAAACTGAAGGCTGTTTTGAAGTGCTTACTTGGACCAGCCCACATTGTCAATCCTGGAACCAATCCACCATCAAGACGACCTGATAAAGCCACATTGATAATTGGTACTGAGGTTGGAATCATATCCTTCTTAGCGAAGAATTTAGACTGAGCAAGAATTGCTGAATCTTTGATTGTTGTATTCTTTTTAATTTTGTCTAGTATGCTCATATTAACCTTTCAGGAATTCTAATAATTTTTCTTCATTCACTAAACCGACATGAAACTCTTGTGCAAGAAAAATGTTTTCATCGATGTTTACATTCTCAACTGGGATTGTAACTTTCTCTCCAGCATTATTAATCACTTGAGTCAATGCTTTGCATGGACCACACCAGTCGGCATAAAATTTTAACACTTTCATTTATATCTCCTATTATACAATAACTTTTGTTGCAAGACAATTATGGATTGTTCTTGGAATGTGGAACATCAAATACAAATGTAATTCTTACAATATCTCCAACATTCTTTGTTCCATGAGATTGTTTATTATCAAACCAAATCAAGTCACCTTCTTCTACTCTTACAGTCTCTCCTCCAACTGTATAGTCATATGCACCTTGAATTGCAAGATGGTATCTGTCTCTTGTTTGATAGTAAGATCCAATATCAATATGTTGACCAACTTCTCCACCCACTGGCAATGATAAGAACCCACATCTATCAAATTTCTTAAAGTGTCTCTTTAAGAAAGAAATAATCTCTGTGTGGTGATTGTATGCAGGTGTTGATGCAGACATCTCACTATCACCAACATACTGGTCTTTAGATGAGATAACTCCCATGACTAATTGCAGAACACCTGCTTCAACTGCAGGGAATCCACAATCATCCACAAGATCTCCTACACCCTCAATATTTTTCTGAGCACCCCAATCCTCTGGATACTGATGCAATTGTTTCAGTATCTTAGATACATTTATTCCTTTTTTAATTACTCTGATATTACTCATAGATGTAATTCCATTTCATCCCATCCTAGTTTACCTTTAACGAAAACATTAAATGGGACAGAATACCTTTCAGTATCAGTTGTGTTACTTTCAACATAGTGCATTAAAGTTGATGGGAATATTGTCACAAGATTTTCTTTTGGATAAACTTTCCAAACTCTAGAATTAAATATGTTCCATTCAGTATGTTTAAATTCAAATAATGCTGATGGTAATAATGATGTATGAGATTCTATAACAAGATTGCCACTTGATGGTGCTATGTCAAAATACAACACTCCAGAAAATATAGAGTTTTTGTGATTGTGCCGATGAGCAAAATCATTCTTTACATGTTTGTTACACCATGATGTTGTTATGTAAAATTCAATAGTAGATAAATCTATCTTATAAATTTCTAGAAGATAATATCTAATGTTTTCCATAATTTCATTTTTCAAACGAGACAGTTTTTCGTTTTCTAAAATCTTTTTATCTTGAGTATAAAAACCATTATTAGAACTCATTCTAACATATGGTTGTTCTCTAAAAAACTGTTTCTCATCTTCAGTTAGCATCAGTATGTTTGTATATAGTGGCACTGAAAATAATGGTGTTACTTGTATGTTATCCAAAGAAATCCTCCAACGAACTTTCTTCTTGAGTCTTCCAACCTAGTGGTTCAATGACAATCTGTAGAGCATCAAGAAATACCTTTTCAAATTGTTTGTCATAATCTATGTATGCTTCCAGTCCAAACTCTTTTGGAAGATGCTGACTAAAAGCAATTACATCTTCTTGCAGAGGATTTGGTGTGCGGACATAAACAAACTTAATCTTATCACCATCACGAATTGGTTGATACTTCTTATCTAATCCCATTCGTTTGCAGTGATGATTATAAAGCAATGCACCACGAACATGAATCGGTGTTCCCTTTGTATAAATCGGAGAACCAGCATACTGTTTCATACCATTCACACCACGAGGAAATGCTACCTCATGCACTGGCAGTTTATCAAACTCTTTCTTAAAAGCTGTTACATATGTATGTAGGTCTTTTTGATCGCCAGCAAGAATAACTTGTAGCGAATCCCTAAGTTTGTCACGAATAACCGCAGGTGTAGACGACTTGACCATCTCCAAACCCATAACT